TCTGTAACCTACACAAACGTAGTCTTGGTTAGTACCACCAGCATACGGATCAACGTATACTTTGAACTTACCATTAAGAACACCAGCAAAAGTATTACCAGTATCATCTACGTTTAGGTTAGTTGCCAATGCTGGGCTATAGTCAAGCATACCAGAAGCAGCAAGTTCTGAAGCAACGTCAGAAGAACAGATTACATAGTTACCTTTTCCTCTTCTTGTTTCTTTAGCAATTACGTTAGCTTCTCTTTCGATTTGCATGATAAGACCTTTAGCCTTCTCTGCCAACCATCTGCCATCGCTATCAGTGTGTAGGTTAAATACACCTTTAAGAGCAACGCTTGATTGTAGAGCACCGTTTTTAGCCTTAGCGTTAATTACTCTAACAACTTCTCTGTTGATTTCCGCTAGGATTTCAGAAGAAAGGATGTTAGCTAATTCGCCTTCAGCGTCTAAACCGTGAACTGCTTTAAGATCTTGAGCCAATTCCATTGTGTACTCGGCTTTAAGAGCTCTTGACTTAGCAGTTACAGTAGCTTTATCGATTGAGAAAGCCATTTGGCCAAATGCAGGATCACCACTGTCGCCTGAACCTAATTTTTCAGCGTTAACTGTAGCTAAACCAGAAGCTAGAGAGTTGACGTCGCCATCACCAACGATAGAACCGTCAGCTGGAGAGTCAGTATCAACAACACCAGCAAGACCAGAAGGACCAGCTGTGTCATGAGTACCTGTACCTGAAAAACCAGTATTTGGTTCAGTAAGGCCAAGAGCCTCATCACCAGTTTGGCTAGTATAACGTGATTTCATTGCAAAGATAAGACCAGTTGGTCCACTCATTGGCTGAACGCCAGCGATATCATAAGCAATCAAGTTAGGCATAGCTCTTCTTACTAATGAGATAAGAACAGGATCGAAACCCTTGATCGCACCAGCAGTAGCACCCATACCTGCGCCTACAGAGTTTGCAGGAGCAGCTTCTGAGATGAAGTTGCCTTGAACAGCTGCTTGCTCTTCGCGAGCAGCAATTTCTTGGTTCTCAAGAAGTCTAGCTACTGTTGCAGCTTTATGACCACTTTCGATTGTTGGAAGGTCAGAGTGCTCGAGAACCGGAGCCCACTTTTCCATTAAGTTTGAGTCTGTATTAAACATTTTTAGTTTTCCCCTTAAGACTTATATTTATTAAATTTTGAAATAGCTGATGTGTATCTAGCCATTGCATCACTGATTGCAGCCGGAGCTTCGTCAGTACCCGCTAATTGTTGAGCCTCATCTACTGATTCTTGGCCTTCAGTTTTAAAATATGATTCTTTAACAACATTCACTTTCATTTCGAAAGATTCTGCGTTATCAAAATCGATATCTTCAACTAAAGATGCAAGCTTTTCAGCTTCAGTTAATGCAAGCCCAGAAGATGCATTCCTTACGATTTCAGCTCTTTCTAATTTAGAAACAGACTCATTCAATCGGATGTTATCTTCTGTTGATTTATTTAAAGATTCTTCAAGCTCAGTAACCTGCTCAGACAATTCGTCTACCAGATCAACCTTACCTTCAGGAACTTCAATGTAATGTTCTTTGAACACTGATTGTAAAGAAGTCATGAACTCTTCAGCAATTTCGGTTCTAAGACCGTTACTTACTGCAACTTCATTATCGTCCATCCAGTTAGAAACTACATAGTTAAGGTAAGAATCTACCTTCTCTACTAGCTCTGACTTGATTTCAGTTACTTCTTCTTCAAGGTTTTGAACGTACTCAGACTCTAATCTCTCAATTTCTTTAGATACTTTAGATTTTAAAGCAGCTTCAAAAATGATTCCGGCTTTCGCTTGGAATCCGTCTGATAAAGTAGCTTCTTCAGCAACTAATGATTCAAGATCTTCAGAATAGTCAATATGGGAAACGTCTACATCGACATCTTCCTTTGACATAACTTTAGGTTCTTCAACATCAGGGGCTTTTACCACTTTATAAACCTGAGCATAGATTTTCTCCATACCTTCTTTGTTTGACTTCTTCAACATATCATGAACGCCAGCCATTATAGCAGCTTTAGTCTTAGGCATTTCCATAACGTCTTCTTCGTCGTCGTCATCGTCTTCATCCTCATCGGAATCCTCTTTGACTTCTTCTTCGTCTTCGTCATCTTCGCCTTCGTCTTTAGCTTCTACGATTTCTTCGTCTTGAACTTGTTCGTCTTCAACGAGCTCCTCGTTTTCAAGCTCTTGCTCTTCTGATACGTCTTCGACTAAGTCATCTTTTTTGATTTCGTCTAATGACATAATTATTCTCCTATTAAGAATTTACAAGTTTAGAGAGGAAATTCTTAAAAGCTTTGATCTCGACATCAGCTGAACTAACACCTCGAGCTTCCTTGATTTCAGTCTCAATTTCTTCAACTTCTTGCGGACAAAGAATACCATTATTCCATACCCAATCAACACCTTCCATAACTCCATTAACAAATGCTTCCGGAGCGGAAGGGTCCTGGACTATATCTACGGTGGATAACATAAAGTCATCCTTCACGTACATGGCTCCATTCTTTTGTGCAAGACTTCCCATACCACGACTTGATACACCAAGCTTTACGCCACCTTCAAGTAGACCTTCAACGATCTGTCCCATAGGGGTTTTAAGAATTGATGCTTTTCCTATAACATCACTACCTTCAAAACGAAGTTCAGTGATCTTATGTGAAACTTTATCTAAATTAATGGTAGGACCTTCAGGGTGGTTTAACTCCCCAACTGCTCTACCAGTATTTACTTGTTCTGTTACATATTTGTTTACGGCTCTTTCTAGAATTTCTTTTTCATAAATTCTGCCGTTTCTATTTTTCGAATCGGCCTGCATAAACACGCCTTCGATTACTAAATTCTTTTTACCACCAACTTTTTCAGTGATAACATTTAGTTCGCTATCATGATATTCTGCTATTAGCTTCATTCTAGCTCTTCTCCCATTAATTTGATGAAATCATTTGCTGATTTAGTGGCTGATTTCTCATCCTTATAGTTACCATCAAGTTTTTCGCCGTTTATATAAACGCCAAATTTGTTACTTTTTTTAGTAACAATGATATCTACATTTTTCTTTTTACCGCCTTTGAGAGCTTTAACTTGCTTTTCTCCAGCAGCTAATTTTACTTTCTCTCTTAGCTCAACAAATGATAGCATTTATTTATTCCTCTTCTTTTGAAGAATTTCTATTGATAAGGCCAGATGCGATTTCTATTTTTTTAGCATCTAAAGCAGCTTGCAACTTATCAGCCATAACACTGTTAAATTGCTTACCGGCTTCTACATTATCGCCATTTTTTACATTATCAATTAAATTGTCAATACTCATAGTAATATTTCCTCGTATATATTTATAATATTTTAGATGTCAAGATCGAGGTCGTCGTCCTCAATTTCACCAGATGCCTTCTCAGCAGCTATTTGTTTTTGTATTTCAGCAATCTCATCATCAGATTGTCTTAAAATATTCTTTTTAATCCACTCAGTAGATATATATTTACCAACATATTCATCCATTTGACTGAGCATTTCATACCTTTCTCTGATAATTTCTGTTTCTTTTAATTCAGAAAAATAGTTATCTTCAATAAAGTTAAATGCAATATCTTCTTTAAATAGTTTCCAATCTTCTTTATTCATTACTCCTTTAAGGACTAATTGAGTTTTTAATAATTGTAAGAAAATATCACCAAATCTTTTTCTTAATCTATCAACAAACTTTTTAAATTTAACTTCGTCTCTAGATATTTCAGTAGCTCTACCTAAGTTAAACCCTGATTCTTGTTCTAATCTATTTGCCGGTACATTTAATGATTTATAAAGCTTTTTCTGGAAATATAGAATATCATCTATTTGACCTAGGTTTTCACCACCCGGCAATGTAGAAATTTCAGTACCTCTACCACCTTCTCTTCGTGGTAGGAAGAAATCTTCCAACATTGACATATGCTTTTTATCATCTTTAATATCACCAGTATTTGCATCATAAACCAATTTATTTCTGTATTGGCCCATAATATTTTTCAAATATTCTTCGGCTTTACCTTTTGGTAAGTTACCAACATCAATATAGAATATTCTACGTTCTGGTGCTCTACTAATTCTGTATATAACCAAAGAGTCTTCCATCATTCTTAATTGATTTACTGGCTTAATGGCCTTATGTAAGAATGAAAGTATTCTTTTCCTTTGAGGATCTAACATACCTGATGTACAATATGCAACTGAGTCAGGACTAATTTTTAATCCTTGATTTGTATCATTCATATTGCCATCTTGAAATATAAAATATTCCTGCTGACTCTTAATAATTGTTGCGCCCGTTTTCGGGTCTTTATCTTTTTCGATCTCTTTAACTTTTCTTAGTTTGGTAGGATCGATATATCTTAATTCTTTTATCCCTGCTTTAGGGTTTTTACTATCAATGATAATGTGATACGGTAATCTACCATCAATATACCATTTTCTAAAAATGTCATGCGCATAACTATTAAAGTGTAATAAATTTACTACGTTTTCAAACTCTTCTTTTATTACCTTTTTGATTTTATCTGAAGCTTCAACCTCATCTAAAATAATTTCAATTGGTGCTGATTTAGCATCTCCACAAATTGATTCATTAACAACATCTTCAATAGCAGCATCGCATTCTGGGTGCGAAGCAATATCACGATACTTCATAATGAGATCAACCTCATTTTTAGCTGTATCGCCATCAATATCAACGTACTGGCCAAAGTGACCACCCGTTGAAATAACGCCTACACCGTCATCATCTGTATTTGGAACAAAAGATGGAAGCTCTTTACCGTCTTCTCCCTTTCTTTTTATTTCAAAACCAAAAAACTCTGCCATATAATTTTACCTCAATATTATCGGAGGGGAGACAATCTCCCCTCGTCTAATATATTTATACCATTAAGAAGTGGTGCCAGATTCCCAATATTGTACTTGAAGTTCAACTGTAAATTCTTGAATTGTGTTTTCAGAATCATAGTTTACATCAATTGCACTAATATTTGTTGGGAAAGTACCTCTAAGATCATAAGTCTTAGTTACTTCTCCTTGCTTATTTAGCTGTTCAATAATCATATCAGCTTGGTAATCTGTAGGATTACTCAAACCAGTATTATTATTGTGCTCGCTAATACCATTCATCCATCTTTCAAAAGCGTTTCTTACCGCGAAATCAGTATCGTTAATTACCGTTACTGTCCATGGTTCAAACGTTCTGTCACCAGCTAATTGTAGTTGTCTGCCCCTGAATAATACAGGTACAGGTGCTACAACTGATGAAGGCATTTGAGCGCCTTTAATTAAGAAGGAAGATAGTTCAACATCGCCTTGAGCATAAGCAGGGAAGTTACATGTTACTTTGAACATGTTGGCACGAGCGCCACCACCAACTAGCT